ATTATGGATAAACTAATTAAAAAAATAAGTAAAGCGAGAAAAATATATATATAATATATATGTCAAAAAATATTTGGATAGACAATTTACTTTTATTTAAAATTTTAAAGGTATATTCTACACAATATCTTTGTGTTTGTGCTGAACAATATAAAATTGAACTAGATATGATAGTTGGTGATGTTATATTTATGAAAGACACGAAAAGACCCGCGTCGTACAGAAGACTAGGAAAAATTAGGGCTTTTAATGGAAATAAAGTAATTGTTGGTGTTATGTGTGATATAGGCATAGGTTCTAAATCAAAAATAGAAAAATTGCATAATGAATCTTTAAATGATGGTGTTTCAGAAGAAGAACTGGAAAATGATGGAGCATTGTATGGGGGTAAAAATATGCATAAAAAAACATTTAAAAAATATGTAAAACATAGAAAATCTAGAAAAACAAAAAAATATTAAGGTGTTATTTTATATCTTTAAGGGTCTAAAAGCATTTCAATATTAAATCTTCAAGGGTGTAAATGTAAGTATAATAATATAAATAATATTGAAGTTTTACAAATATATTGCCCTTATAATAACAATAAATGTAAAAAGGGTGGTTATGAAAATAATTATGTAGCATACATTAATCCAACATTTCCACCAATAAAATTAACCATATTAATGCGTTCTTCAAATAAATATAAATCAAAATTATAGTCATAAATTCTCCATGTGGGTTTATTTATGCCTATAATTGCCCCTGTTTCAGGGTCGCATATAGTTAAACTTTGAGCCAAAGGATCCAACGGCGGAATAATTGTCGTAAATTCTAATTCTATTTGATTGAATCTACTCATATTCATTGCACCTGATGGTTGCAAATTATCATTATTTGAATGAATAGAAAAATTATAACAATATAATCCTGGTGGAGCATTACCTGTCGTTCTTGTATATTTTTCAATAAAATCATATACACCAGCGGGTTGAATATTTTCCCTGTAAGAACCATCAAGAAGAATTCCCATTGCTACTAATATTAATTTATTATTTTGAGGATTATATGGTTGGTTAATTACTAGACCTGTTAATGTTCCATCAGGATTAACACCAGGACCTATTTCTACGGGTGTTAATCCACTACTAGTTGTTCTATAAACAATATAAGACCCTGTTGTAGGTGCTTGTATAACATTTAAAGGTAAATAATTATATGGCCAATTTGTATAATTTGACCATTCGTTTCGTAAATTCGCGTCACTTCTTTGAAAATAAAATAGCCAATTAGAAACCATACCTAATGAATCTAATTCTACTTTATTTGGACCAGTTACATTTGGAAAAATTCTCTCATGAACTTGTTTTATTAAATATGTTTGTTCTTGTAATGCAAATTTGGTTTGTTCTTCATTTGATAAAAAGCAATATGTACAATTTAAATGCACATCTGTATTCCATAATGTTCTTTGGTCTGAATATGAATTTATATCAATGGATACATCTGGGGGTGGTTGTAAAAAACGATAAAATTGCATATACCATACATTAAAATTTGGGGCAATATAAGGATAATTATTAGTTGCATCATATACGTCACGAATTGTAAATAATTGATTTATTGGTCTAAATGTAACATTAATATGTAATTCATTATATTGTAAAGACGTTAATGGAAAGGCCATTTGTGATTTTAAACTGAACCAATTATTTAGTGGTATATATAAAATCCTTCCTTTAATAGATGGTTCTGGACCTGCTAAATCGTCAGTATAATAAGCATTTGGATAAGAATTAATGCGAGAATTCGCATTTGCTGGGTCTACCAATTCAGGAACTTGGCCTATCATCCTATTAAATAGTTCTTTTTTTTGACCACTAAAATCCCGTTGTACTGCGGCTAATAAATAATTCCCTGAATATTCTTGTAATGTATAATTACCACAAGTAATGCTAATTTTTGAAATCATTTTGGCACCAATATTTTCAATCCATTTAAATTCATAAGGGGCCCATTGTTCAACATTTCCAAGACCTTGTGCGTTTGTTTCTTCGGTAACTTGTTGTGGTGGAAATATTGGGCTCCATATATCTGGTAAAGCTACTGATAAATAACAATCCATTAATAAATCCGCATAACGCTTGACTTTAAAGGTAAATGTGGATTCTTCACTAAGTCGTAATGTTTTGCTACCTTCATAATCAAGTCTAAATTTCTGCAACCCAAAATTAGTATATTGACGATAAGTAGAAGTAAAAAATGTTTTTTCTGGATTTCCATTAAGAACTATATTTTGTTGTCCTGTTGAAACAAGATTCATATATCCACCTGGCATTTTTATAATATAATACTATATATTTAATTACTTATTCGTCATAATTAAATTAACTATTTTCAATAAATCTGTTTTTTTTAGGATATTGGATAAATTACATTATCTATAAAAGTGCTATTTTTAAATTGTTCATATGTTATATTTTCACAAAACGATAAAAAATAATTTATAAAACCCTTATAATTATCACTATCTAATTCATAACTAGTATTATATTTATATTTTCCCGTTTCATCCTCTATTTGTGTGATTATATCAAATAAAATATCCCAAAATTCTAAATCATCCCCATTTTTATTAATTGATAAATTATTAAGAAAAGCATATTTAACAATTTTACACGCAATATTTTTTGCATAAAACGCATTCATACTTAGTATTTCATTTTTACTTTCTTTATCAGTTATACCATTAACACTTTTCATATAGCTAAATTCTCTAATTAAGTCTATATCTGGTAAATATTGGTTTAACATACAACTCAAAGTAAATGTTTGACAAAATGAGTGTGCTTGACTTTTTTGAATTCCAGCATAAATTGTACAATTCTCTCCCCCATTCTCATATGGGTCCCATAGACAATTTTTAAAATTGTCACACGGGTTTCTTATTCGTCTAGTACTTTGTATGGTTGCCAATGGATTAATTTTATTTTTACACATATCAAAAGCTTTATTATATGTGCAAATAAAATGAGTAGAATCTGTTCCAGACCCATAAAATATTGCAGGGGAAATATTATCTATTACATGGTTTCTAGCACATTCTTTAACATTCATCGAGCACTTAATTAAAATAATATTTAAATTATATATTTCATTTATTTTATTTAAAAATGCGTCATATAAATAACTACCCATTAAATCAATTAATAAATTTAAATATATATGTATATCATCATCTCCTGATGGTATAACTAATTTAGGTATAAATTTATCTATAGGTATTTTTTTAGACTTATTAACATATTTTATAGGTTTATTTGCTTTATAAACAGGTTGTTTCGTTATTTGTTCTCTTACTCCTCCTTTTTTGACATTTAATTGTTTTTTACTTGTTCTCTTACAAGTATTCCTTGATTTTCTTGTTTTCTTTGTTTTTCTTGTTTTTATACGCATTTATATAATTATATTATATTTTATTAAATTATTTATGAATATATTATATACTTTTTTTTAAAAGTATATAGTATGGATAATTCACAAGAAAAAACAATTAATAATGCTATAAAATCTATTACAGAAATGAAAGAATCAACTGCTGTTTTTTTACTTATCGTTGTTACGCTAATGATTATTTTAATCGCATTCCTATATTATTTTTATTATAGTCGCTTAAGAAGTAAAGAATGTTCAACTATGGGTACTATATATGGAGACTTGAATGGTAAAATAAAGTCTATTGATTCTTCTGAACAATTTAATTATACATTTAAGGACTATTATATTAAGACCGCTTATAATTGTTGTAGTGGGGGAAATTATAAAAATGATTATGTTGATACGTGTATTCTAAAATATATATTAAAACAAGGGATAAGAGGTCTTGACTTTGAAATATTCTCAATCAATGATAAACCAGTTGTAGCAACATCCACTAGCAATAGTTATTATGTTAAGGAAACCTTTAATTATATTAATTTTAGCGATATAATGAATATCATTCGTGATTACGCGTTTTCAACATCCACCGCACCTAACGCATTAGACCCAATTATCATTCATCTTCGTATTAAGAGTACAAATCAAGAAATGTATAAGAATTTTGCCAAGTTATTAGAAGGATATGATTCTTTACTAATGAGTAAAGATTACGATTCTGAATATTACGGTAAAAATTTTGGTAATGTTGAATTACAAAAATTAATGGGAAAAATTGTTATTATTGTCGACCGAAGTAATACCTCCTTTTTAGAATGCCCTGAATTTTATAAATTTATTAATATGACAAGTAATTCAGTATTTATGAGGGCGTTACATTATTACGATATTAAATATAGTCCAGATTTAAATGAACTTATTGAATTTAACAAGCAAAATATGACCATAGGGATGCCAGATAAAGGTTCTAATCCTGAAAATCCAAGTTCAGTAGTTATGAGAGAAACTGGGTGCCAACTTTTAGGAATGCGGTATCAATATATTGACGTAAATGTTGAAGAAAATGATATATTTTTTGATGAAAATGGATATGCCTTTGTGCTTAAACCAGAGCATTTGCGTTATATACCAGTTACCATACCGTTACCTCCTCCTCAAAATCCAGAATTATCATATGCGACACGCACAGTCCAATCGGAATTTTATAAGTTTGATATTTAGTCTACTTTTTGAGAAAGGTGTAAAAAAATGTAATAATAAATGTTTGAAATAAATATTATTCAAATACTTTTTTCACTTGTTCTACACAGAGGACAACATATTCCTAATTCTTTATGTTCATCTGTTGTCTTAATATTATTGTAACAATTATGACATACTGTATGAATACAATTTTTAAATTTTCTCTCTCTTTTTTTAAAGGTAGTTGGATTGATTGAATATAAATAATTATTGTAGCAAACAGGACAAGTTCTATCATTTGGGGGTCTGGCATAGAACTCATCATTTTCAATAA